AAAAACACATACCARCTTATCGAAAAACATTCAAGCAAGTTTACTCGCATTTGTGATCATTCACAAGTCAGTCAATCAAAACTTTGAATTTCTTCTCGATAAACAATTTCATTTCAAATGGCAGCAGTTACTTCAAGCATCTTCTTCGGTTCTTTTGAATGCAAATTACCCACTTTCATAGCAAATAGCAAGACTGTTAAAACAGAAAAACCAAAAGCAATAAAAGTTGATCCATTCGCTGAGCTAGATGCGATGTTAGCAACCCGTTTGGAAAAACAATCATACGCTACAATAAGACGTATGAAAAATGGAACTTTGTGTTACAAGTACAAGAATGAAAAACAAATGGCAACTATTAAGAAGCGGGAGGCAGCGCGTAAAGCGGAAATTAAATCATTCATGGAAGCGCCGCCATATATAGTGTCTAAACTCACTATAGCAGGAGGTGGTAAACCATCAGAGTTAGAGCCAACCAAAAGAATCAAGCGGATTCACACCACGCCGAGCACTAAAATTAGGAAATCATTCAAAAAGACTATCGTAACGGAGCACGAATTGAATAAACTTATTCGTAGCGTAAAGCAGGCTATGGCAGCCAAGTGCGGATCTATTGAAATAATAGATAAAAAGTTAACTCACCTTTCTTACCGCAACAAAGCAGGTAAACAGAGAGCTCTCGTCACTACAGCGCACATGAAAGGCATTAATAAACAAGTGGATTTCAAGTGTGAACCATGGGTCTCTAGTGTAATATACACACTAGCAAAGACAAGGAACTGGGCGGATGTGATACATGTTTCACAACTTCAGAAAGGCGATAGTGGAACAGTGCTAAATAGCAATGTAATTAGAGGAACTTACGGTAGATTCTCAAATGGGATGTTCATTGTTAGAGGTGTGTATGAAGGAAAAGTGTTCGATGCTAGATCTAAACTGACACGGACAACTATGCTACGAATGCAGCAATTTTCAAATGCTGAAAACTTCTGGAAAGGGATAGACGGTAATTGGGCACGTTTTAGATACAGTACACAGCACACGTGCACGCCTGATATACCAGTTGTTGAATGTGGAAAGATGGCAGCTCTCGTTACGCATAGTATAATACCATGCTTTAAGATCACATGCGGAAATTGTGCTCGTTTATATGCAGAGCTACCAACTGAGGATCTTCTAAGTATGCTCTTTCAGCACACATCTGATGGCCTTGAACGGTTGAAGGAATGTGAAGGAAAATTCCCACATGTTAAGCGATTGCTCGGGTTATTAAACTCATTTGCAAAACCAACTGGAGCAAAATTGGAAATTTTCAATGATATCTACAAAACCATAGGGGAGAGACAACATGCTCCTTTCAAGCAACTCAATGTTCTTAATGGATTCCTTTTACGAGGGAAAATGAATACAGCTGAGAACTGGGAAGAAGCTCAGACAAGTTTGTTAGAGCTCTCGCGATTCCAGCGCAATCGCACGGACAACATCAAGAAAGGTGATATAACTTCATTTCGAAATAAACTATCATCTAAAGCAAATTGGAATTTTTACCTTTCCTGCGATAACCAGCTTGACAAAAATGCAAATTTCCTATGGGGCCAAAGAGAGTATCATGCAAAGCGATTTTTCTCGAATTTCTTTGAAGAAGTTGATCCATCAAAAGGATATGGCGCATACGAAATTAGAAAGAATCCCAATGGTGTGCGTAAATTGGCAATTGGAAATCTCATAGTGCCTCTTGACTTATCAGAATTCCGACTGAAAATGAAAGGAGATTTCATCAAACAACCAGACATTAGCAAACAATGTGTAAGTCTAAAAGATGGTAATTACGTTTACCCGTGTTGTTGCACCACACTTGATGATGGCACGGCCGTGGAATCAACATTGTATCCACCCACAAAGAAGCATATGGTAATTGGCAACAGTGGTGAACAGAAGTATGTTGACTTACCAAAAGGCGACTCAGAGATGCTTTATATTGCAAAACAAGGATACTGCTATATAAACATATATCTGGCCATGCTGATAAACGTGAATGAAGAGGATGCGAAAGATTTCACGAAGAAAGTTCGTGACATGTGCGTTCCAAAATTAGGGGAATGGCCATCGCTTATGGATGTAGCAACAACCTGCGCTCAGTTAAGAATATTTTACCCAGACGTTCACGATGCAGAATTGCCACGAATTTTAGTCGATCACAACACACAAACGTGTCACGTAGTCGATTCGTACGGCTCAATGACTACTGGTTTTCACATTTTAAAAGCAGCCACAGTTTCTCAACTCATTCTATTTGCTAACGACGAATTAGAATCAGACATCAAGCATTACAGGGTTGGAGGTGTGCCTAACGACGCTAGCAACCTGAGTGACGGAGGTCGACCATTTGGAAGTGGAGGTGCAATGTTTAGTGAATTTCACGCAACCAAGGTTTTAATACGTGGCATCTTTAGGCCTAAGGTAATGCAGCAACTATTGATAGACGAACCGTACATATTGCTTATGTCTATGCTATCTCCTGGGATTCTACTTGCTATGTACAACAATGGGTCGTTTGAAATAGCCGTCAAGCTATGGATTAACGAAAAACAGTCTCTTGCAATGATTGCAACGATGTTGTCAGCTTTAGCAACAAAAGTTTCAGTGTCAGACACACTTTTGGCACAGCGAAAGATAATGGACGCAGCAGCTGGTGACTTACTGGAGGCAACATGCGATGGGTTTCAACTTCACATGACGTATCTCACAGCGATAACTTTGTTGCAGAGAGTGAAAGAACGTGCTGACAGCGATCATTCTTTAATCTCTGGAGGTTTTCTTAATTACGAAAGTGACGTTGTTCACTTAATGGAAAAAAATTATCTAGATCTCTTAGAGGAAGCTTGGAGAGATTTACGTTGGCACGAAAAGTTATCTGCAATTTGGCATTCACAAAAGGCAAGGAAATTTATTGTAAAGCCTTTGCTCCCCACAGGCAGCGCAGATTTGAAAGGAATGTACGACATATCACCAAGAGCATGTTTTGGGAAGAGTTTAAATGCATTACAGAAGAAAAGAGACGACTTCGCAGCACGATGTAGGCAGTATGTCAACGACAAAACGATGTCTATATCAACCTTCTTCATAAGTAGAGTCGTTCGCAGGTTGCCATCTTTAGTGACGTTTGCGAATACTTTGTTTATAACGAGCTTATTTGTCAGCATCGTTTCAATTTTACAGAGTATTATTTTGGAACATCGAATGTACAAGCAGCAGGTCTTACAAATGAAACTGGAGAGCGATGAACGAGTGTGTATCGAGTTGTACGCTAGCTTGCAAGCAAAGTTGGGACGAACTTTCACGTGGGAAGAGTTCATAGAGTATTTACAAACGGTGAACCCCAATATCGTAGCATTTGCTGAGGCTCAAATGGCACAGCATATCGTGGAACATCAGCAATCGACAACTGGAGTGAAAAATTTAGAACAAGTGGTCGCTTTCATAACTCTTGTCATGATGGTGTTCGATAGCGAAAGGAGTGACTGTGTTTTTAAAACATTAAATAAACTCAAAGGTGTCGTTTCAACCCTTGATTACGGCGTTAGGCACCAATCACTCGATGATTTTGTAGAAAACTTCGACGAGCGCAATCAAACAGTCGACTTTGAGCTTGATGACGATATTGCACAGAATCAAAATGCGTTAGATATCAAGTTTACAGACTGGTGGGATAAGCAAGTGCAGTCAGGCTTCACAATTCCTCACTACCGGACTGAAGGGTATTTCATCGAATTCACAAGAGCAACTGCAGCTCAGGTTGCCAGTGATATTGCACAGAGTGAACACTTAGACTTTCTCATCCGGGGAGCTGTAGGATCTGGGAAATCAACAGGGTTGCCAACACAACTCAGTCAGACAGGAACAGTTTTATTACTCGAACCAACTAGACCACTAGCGGAAAACGTTTTTAAACAGTTGTCGAGTAGTCCATTCTTTCAAAAACCAACACTCCGCATGAGGGGAAGTAGTGTTTTCGGGTCCTCCCCAATCTCGATTATGACGAGTGGATTCGCTTTGCATTACTTCGCTCATAACAGAACACAATTGGCTAGCTATGATTATGTGATCATTGATGAGTGCCATGTTATGGATTCCAGTGCCATGGCATTTCGTGGTTTGTTGAGCTTGCATCACAAAGCGTGTAAAGTTTTGAAAGTTTCAGCAACTCCACCAGGCAGAGAGGTTGAATTCACAACTCAGTATCCAGTGAAATTAGTAATCGAGGATAATCTCTCATTCAAATCTTTTGTTGAAGCACAAGGAACTGGTAGCAATGCCGACATGATCAAACACGGACACAACATACTGGTCTACGTCGCAAGTTACAATGAAGTTGACTCTTTATCCAAGATGTTGACGGATAAAAACATGATGGTAACAAAAGTAGATGGGAGAACAATGAAACATGGGAGTCTCGAAATTGTCACTAGAGGAACTCAAGAAAAAGCACATTTCATAGTCGCTACCAACATAATCGAGAATGGTGTTACGTTAGACATTGATGTGGTTGTTGACTTTGGAGTGAAGGTATCTCCTTTCTTGGACATTGACAATAGAAGTGTAGCATATAATAAAGTCAGTGTGAGTTATGGAGAACGAATTCAACGGCTAGGACGAGTTGGGCGCGTTAAGCCAGGTGTTGCATTGAGAATCGGACATACTGAGAAGGGACTGATCGAAATACCAAGTATGATTGCAACAGAAGCTGCTCTAGCCTGCTTTGCTTACAACCTGCCAGTGATGTCCAGCAATGTTTCTACAAGTATCATAAGCAACTGCACTGTCCGACAAGTTAAAACAATGCATCAATTTGAGTTGAGCCCTTTCTTTGTGTACAATTTTGTCGCACACGATGGAACGATGCATCCAGAGATTCACAAGATTCTTAACAAGTACAAGTTACGGGATTCAATCACACCTCTGTGTGAGCAGTCGGTACCATATCGAGCTTCAAGCAGTTGGTTAACTGTCTCAGAATACGAGAGGATGGGGATAGTTTTTGATCTACCACAACAGACAAAAATTGCCTTCCATATTCGAGATGTTCCACCAAAACTGCACGAATCACTTTGGAACACCGTGGAAAAATTTAAGGATGTGTCGATTTTTCCAAGCATTCGTTCTGCTTCAATAAGCAAAATTGCATATACTCTGAGTACAGACCTGTTTGCGATTCCAAGAACACTCATTTTTGTGGACAGGCTGATTGAAGAGGAACGAACTAAACAGAGTCAGTTCCGTAGCTACATTGATAGTGGTTGCTCTAGTATGTTTTCGATTTTAAACTTGACAAATACTTTACGCTCCAAATACGCGAAAGATTACACAACAGAAAACATTCAGAAACTGGAGCGAGTTAGGAATCAATTGAAAGAATTTCATAACCTCGGTGGTTCGGCTGACGAGCACAACTTGATAAAGCGGTTTGAGTCGCTTCAGTACGTGCACCACCAGTCAAAAGATGCTCTTTCAAAAGATCTCAAACTTAAAGGTATCTGGAATAAGTCATTAATCGTTAAAGACGTCTTAGTGGCGGGTGCAGTAGCTATTGGTGGCGTTTACTTGTTGTATAGTTGGTTCACTAACTCAATGCAATCTGTTTCGCATCAAGGGAAAACAAAGGCAAAAAGAATTCAAGCACTCAAGTTCAGAAGGGCCAGAGATAAGCGAGCGGGTTTTGAGCTCGATAATAACGATGACACAATTGAAGAATTCTTTGGATCCGCGTACAGAGAGAAGGGCAAGAAGAAAGGGACAACAGTTGGCATGGGAAAATCAAATAGACGATTTATCAACATGTATGGTTTCGAACCAGGGGAGTTTTCATACATTCAGTTTGTGGACCCCTTGACTGGTGCTCAAATTGAAGAAAATGTTTATGCTGATATCTTGGATGTTCAGGAACGTTTTGGTGATATCAGACGCAAGCTGATAGAGGAAGATGAGTTAGATCCACAATTGACATATACAAATACAGCGATTCATGCGTATTTAAGGAAAGACTGGTCGAATAAAGCCCTCAAAGTCGATTTACTGCCACACAATCCGTTGAAAATATGCGACAAGACAAATGGAATCGCAAAGTTTCCAGAACGAAAAGGCGAGCTTCGCCAAACTGGCGGCGCAGTTGAGGTGGATGTTGAGGATATTCCAAAAGTGAAGGTTGAACACGAATCGAAGTCCTTAATGAGGGGTTTGAGGGATTACAACCCAATAGCGCAGACAGTTTGCAGGTTGAAGGCAAAAACAGAGCATGGTGTTTCGGAGATGTTCGGAATTGGCTTTGGAGCGTACATCATCACGAACCACCATTTCTTGAAGAGTTTTAATGGTACGCTTGAGGTTCGCTCGCATCACGGAATTTTCAAAGTCACAAATATGATGAGCTTGCAAGTGAAACCAATTACAGGACGTGACATTGTCATTATAAAGATGCCAAAAGACTTTCCAGTATTCCCTCAGAGAATACATTTTAGAGCACCAAACAGAAACGAACGCATTTGTTTAGTCGGAACAAACTTTCAAGAGAAGTCAGTGTCTTCAACAGTTACTGAGACGAGTGCAACTTACGCCGTTCCACGAAGCACGTTCTGGAAACATTGGATAGCAACAGATGATGGGCATTGTGGTTTACCAGTAGTTAGTACGCTTGATGGAAACATCATTGGTCTTCACAGTCTTGCAAACAATTCAACGAGCGAGAATTATTATGCTGCTTTCGATGAGGAATTTGAACCCAAGTACTTACGAAACGCAGAACATGGTGAGTGGGTGAAGAATTGGAGATACAATCCTGATACAGTTGTTTGGGGTTCCTTGGAGTTGAAGCAGAGCACACCATCGGGATTATTTAAAACCACTAAGATTATTGAGGACTTGATGAATCATAACACAGTGAGAGAGCAATCGAAAAGCTCAACATGGATGTTTGATGCTTTGAAGGATGGTTTACAGGCTGTTGGTTACATGAAAAACCAACTGGTTACGAAACATGTTGTGAAGGGAGAGTGTAGGCACTTCAAAGAATTCCTCACAATTGATCAAGAAGCATCTGATTACTTCAGGCCACTGATGGACGCTTATGGAAAGAGTCTCTTAAATCGTGAAGCATACATAAAAGACATAATGAAATATTCAGAACCAATTGAGATTGGAGTTGTGGATTGTGATGCTTTTGAAGAGGCAACTGCGCGCGTTATACTTTATTTGCAAATGAAAGGATTCCGTCAGTGCTCCTTCATAACAGATGAGCAAGAGATTTTTAAGGCGTTAAATATGAAAGCAGCAGTTGGAGCCATGTATGGTGGAAAGAAGAAAGAATACTTTGAGAACTTTTCGGACGAAGACAAAGAGGCAATAGTCATGCAAAGTTGCTTACGACTGTACAAGGGACAAATCGGAGTTTGGAATGGGTCTCTAAAAGCAGAACTGCGGTGCAAAGAGAAAATTCTTGCGAACAAGACACGCACGTTTACTGCAGCACCATTAGATACACTTCTGGGTGGAAAGGTTTGTGTTGACGATTTCAACAACCAGTTTTACTCAAAGAACATTGAGTGTTGTTGGACTGTTGGAATGACCAAGTTTTATGGCGGATGGAATAGATTGCTCAGAAGCCTACCTGATGGTTGGATTTATTGTGATGCAGACGGATCACGATTTGACAGTTCTTTAACTCCATATTTAATAAATGCAGTGTTGTCGATTCGTAGTACATACATGGAAGATTGGGACATTGGTTTACAAATGTTAAAGAACTTGTACACAGAGATAATTTACACGCCAATCGCCACACCAGACGGAACAATTGTGAAAAAGTTTAGAGGGAACAACAGCGGTCAGCCTTCTACAGTTGTTGACAACTCTCTAATGGTTGTTCTGGCCATGCACTACGCGTTTGTGAGGGAAAATATAACATTTGATGACATTGACAACTGCTGCAAATTCTTTGTCAATGGTGACGACCTCCTAATTGCCATCAATCCCGAAAAGGAACACATGCTTGACAAATTCGCTTCTCATTTTTCGAATCTTGGCTTGAACTACGATTTTTCCTCTAGAACGAGAAACAAAGAGGAATTGTGGTTTATGTCACATAGAGGTTTGGAAATAGAAGGAATGTATATTCCAAAGCTAGAAGAGGAAAGAGTTGTCTCAATCTTACAATGGGATCGAGCTGAGTTGCCGGAACATAGACTGGAAGCGATTTGTGCTGCAATGATTGAAGCGTGGGGCTATCCTGAATTGATACATCAAATACGCAGATTCTATTCATGGTTGCTTGAACAACAACCTTTTGCTACACTAGCTCAAGAAGGAAAGGCACCATACATTGCGAGTATGGCTCTGCGTCGATTGTATATGGATAGAATGGTAGACGAAGATGAGTTACATGAGTTCACAAAGCTGTTTTGTGACTTGGACGAAGAGTTTGAGTGTGGGTGTTATGAAGTGCATCACCAGGTGGATGAAACACTGGATGCAGGAAAGGATAAAGCAAAGGAAAACAAAGATAAACAAGTTTCAAATCCTGCAACTGGTGGATTAGCGAAAGCTAAAGATGTGAATGCTGGAGCTTCAGGGACGCACACAGTACCTCGGATAAAAGCAATAACATCAAAGATGCGAATGCCTAAGTCGAAAGGAGCTGTTGCTCTCAACTTGAATCATTTGTTAGAGTACACACCCCAGCAAGTAGATATATCAAACACACGTGCCACTCAAGCTCAATTTGACACGTGGTATGAGGCAGTTCGCACGGCATACGACATCAGTGAAACGGAAATGCCGACAGTGATGAATGGATTGATGGTTTGGTGCATTGAAAATGGAACCTCGCCAAATATAAATGGAGTTTGGGTGATGATGGAAGGACAAGAACAGATTGAATTCCCGCTCAAACCAATTATTGAAAATGCAAAACCAACATTCAGACAGATCATGGCACACTTCTCTGATGTGGCAGAAGCGTATATTGAGATGCGCAACAAGAAAGAACCGTATATGCCACGATACGGTTTGGTCAGAAATTTACGTGACATGAGCTTAGCACGCTATGCTTTTGATTTCTACGAAGTCACGTCTCATACATCAGTTCGCGCTCGTGAAGCACACATCCAGATGAAGGCAGCAGCTTTAAAATCATCGCAAACAAGGATGTTCGGATTAGATGGTGGCATTGGTACACAGACGGAAAACACAGAAAGACACACCACCGAGGATGTGAGTCCTAACATGCATACTTTGCTTGGGGTTCGGAACATGTGATTGTGTTTTAACTGGGATGAAATATAAGTATATATCGTATGCAATATATATTTTGGCTTTTCCTGTACTTCTTTAATTACGACTTTACAGTATTGTGATCTAAGGCAACGTAAGGTGGCTTGTAGATTCTGTCTTCAAGGTGACTTGCGTTTCCGTTTCTATCTGTTCTAGTTTATGTTAAAGTTCCGGGTGGCTTGCGTTGGTGATGTTGCGATTTCGTCGTAGCAGTGACATTAAGCTTGACATCAGGAGAC